TCCGCAGAGACCAGGCGCATATCGAACGCCGAGTCGATCTCCACGCGATCCGAAGCCAGGTGCTCCATGCGGAAAGTCTTGATGCGGACGCCGGCGCCGCCGGTGGTTCCGATCAGGCCCGTCCAGTTGAACACGTACCCGGCGCTGGGGGTCATCAGGCCGGCATTCTTCGGGCGGTAAAACAGCGCTGCGCTCATGCCGCCGATGAACGCGTTGGATTCGGTTGCGCCCTCCGCAGCCGTGTTGTACACGGCGTCAATGACCAGGATCTCGTCCAGTTCGAGAATCTCGGCCATGATCTGGCGGGTTGCCACTGCCGGGTTCGGCGCGGTCTGGCCGTACTTGGTGCGGTCGATGAAGTCGGGGTGATCCACGAGCTTATCGAACACCGGGCGGCTCACCACGAAGATGTTCGGCGCGAAGCCGCCGCTCGACAGCCGCATCTGGGTCTTCGCGTTGCGAATATCGGTGATCGGGCTGCCGTTCGGGTAGTTCGCGGCGTCCCAATAGATGACGTGAGTGGAGTCCGCGGTCGCCTGGCCGCTGACGTTGTTGGTCCAGATCCCGGTGCCGAAGAACCTGGAGACCCACTGATTCTCGCGGCGGATCAGCGCCTTCTGCGTCAGGAAAATGGTGGCGTCGCGGTCGGGGGCGAGCGGCGAGTCGCTGTTGGAGCGGATCTGGTCATCCACGTCCTTGTGCAGCGACCAAACGTCGCAGTTGTACGTGCCGGTGGAATTCAGGTTGTAGCCCGTGCCGGCGGACTCGGTGGAAAGCGCGCGCTTCTGCATCTCATCGCGGTTGAAATCCGCCCGCGCGTAAGTGTAGTAGAGATCGCTTTTGTTTTCGACCGGCACCGCCGGAAAGGCCTTGTCCGCGACGAATTCGACTCCGGCGGCTTCCTGAAGGTAGGCCACGGAGATGTTCGTCAGCGGTCGGTTGACGTGAACGTCTTGTAGTGTTGGCTGAGGCATTTGTGATTTCTCCTATGTGATGAACGGCTACATCTTGTACGGGCCGAGAAGCAGCGCGGGGATGATCACGCCAGCACCGCCCGATGCTGCCAGCGCACGCGCCCGCACGAAATTGCCGGTGGTGGCAGTGATGGCCTGCCCACTGGCGTTGGCCATGAGCGGGTCGCCGGCATTGACTGCCGCGCCGGTCAGCAGCTTGGTGATGCCAAGGATCGCGACCTCGGCCTCCACTCCCTGCGCGTTAGGCTTGTCCTGGACCACGCCATCGGCGACGGCGCCAGCGCCCGTGAAGTTAACCTGTCCGGACGAGTTGACGGTCACGAAGTAGAACTGCGGATTCACAGTCCCGTTGCTCGTGAGGTCGGCCGCTGCCGGAATCCCTACATTGCGTAATGTCTGTTCGAATGCCATGTCTGTCTCCTCTCTGTTACCGGGCGAGGCGAATGCCAGCCCGCTCGAGCGTGGCGATCAGGCCCTTCGCGTTGTGCTGCGCCACGAAAGCGCCGTAAACCTCGGGATGCTCTTCGAGCATGAGGGCGTAGGCACGCTCTTTGGTCAGCTTGGTGGTACCGCTTTCGGCGTAAAGATTCGGAGTCTCTTTGCCGCGATTCTGGCGGGCGTAGGAAGTTGCCTGGGCTTCAATCTCTTGAAGGGAACCGACCGCGCCCTGGTTGGGATTGACGTGCGATGTAATCATGCTCCTCTCGCTTTCGATCACGCGGGCGGCGGTCAACTCTTCGCTGACGTCCGCCACGCTGAAATATTGGCCGTTGGGTTTCTTCTTGGTGAGGAACTCTGCGGTCTTGTCGGGACAACCGGCCATCTTGCACAACGCGCCGATGGCTTCGATGTCGCCTTCGGGACGCATCTTCAGCGGCACGGCAGCGAGGCCGGCAAGCGGAGCCATGCCTTCCGGTTTCTTGGCGTCGCTCTTTGCGCCTTCGCCGCAGGCGTGGCAGTACTCCGCGCCTTTGCGCAGCTCGGCACCGCAGGCGTGGCAGAACTTGCCGGACGCCTCGCCTTCGGCCTTCGTGCCGCATGCATGGCAGAATGTCGCGTCCGCGTGGAGCTTGGTTCCGCATGCATGGCAGTACTTCGGTTCGTTGTTGGTCTTCTCGTCGCCGTCACCGTCGTCCGGCTTCTTGCCCTCGGCGGCGATTGTGAGCGTTTCGTTGGGCATACTTGCTGTAACCTCCTTGGTTGTGGATCTTGCGGCAATCGCCGCCGTTGAACTCTGGACAGGCTCGCCGAGCAGTTGACGAAGCGCGTTCATGGCGTCGCCCAACGTTCCGACCTCGTCGGCCAGCAGCGGAATGGCCGTCTCGGCCCAGCAGACGCCGGCCTGTGTCGCGATGATCTTCTCTGCGTCGGCTTTCCGATTCCGCGCGACCGTTGCTACGAACTGGTGGTACTGCCGGTCAATTTCGGACTGGATGTCTTTCTCTGCCCGCTCCGATAGCGGTTCATGCGGGTTCCCATCGACCTTCTTTTCGCCTTTGAAGATGTAGGTGTACTTGAACCCCTGCTCGTCGTTGAACTTCGAATCCTCGGTATGCAGCACCACCACGCCGACCGAGCCGACGGCTCCCATGCGCGTGACGAAGATCTTGTCGGCCGCGCTGGTGAGTGCGTAGGCTGCCGAGAACGCGAAGTCGTCGGCGATGGCATAGATCGGTTTCGCGCCCCGCAGCGAGTAGATGTAGTCGGACAGTTCCAAGCATCCCGTGGTCTCGCCGCCCGGTGAATCCACCTGCAACAGAATCGCCCGCACTCCGGCGTCGTTCACCGCGTCCTGAAGGTAGCCCCCGATCTGCGCATAGGAACTGCAACCGCTCAGCGCCGAAACCCAGGACTCCTGTTTCGTCAGTACGCCCTGGATCGGAATCACGGCGATGCCGTCGATCACCTGGTAGCCGCTGTCGTCAGCCTGCTCCATGTACGCCGCGGCGAACGGTTCCGCGGGCTTCACGACGGCCACCGGCATGATCCCCAGCCGTGGCCCCAACGCCTGGACTATCACGTCCAGCTTGGGCGGATGAATCATTAGCGGCGTGTTCACAAACCGCGATGCAACACGAGTCAGATCCCTCATGGCTTCACGTCCACCTCGCCCTTGCTCGCGTCCTGTTGGATCTCGGCTTCCGTCAATCCGGCGTTGCGCCCGGTCAGGACCTTCCGGCCATCGCTGTCGTAAGAGAGACCAAGCTTGTCGGCTCGCTCGTTGTCCGCTGCCTGCTCCGCATCCACGGCACCGGCGTCGCGCCCTTGTGCCGCCACCTCGGTGGAACGCGTGGATAGGCCGCTGCGGATGGCATCGTTGGAAGCCTTGATGTCCTTCTCGGGGTCCACCCACGGCCAGCCGGGCGTTACCCACTGCACTTCCTCGAATGGCTCGGGATCTTTGCTGTACGCGTTCAGCAGATCTATCCCGAACACCAGCGCCAACATCGCCTCGCGCAGCCAGCGCTTATAAACCGGATGGCAGACCTGGAAGATGAAAACCGAATGTTGATACTGTTCGCACTTGCGGCGGAACTCCAGCAGGCCGGCGCGGATCGAAGAATAGTTGATCCCCGACAGGTCGCCGCTGATCTGATACTCGGCAAGCCCGGCGCCACTCGAAAAAGCTTGCAGGCACGTCCGGATGAACGATTTGAAATCGCCGCTATCCTTCGCTTCGGCAAACTGCACCTCTTCGCCGAAGTTCAGAACCTGGAAGGTGCCGGGTTCGAGCTTGCTGATCTGCGTCCCCGGATCTGTCTGGGTCGGCCCGTTCTGGTATTGGTCCGGAGGGATGATCGGATTGTCCGGGCTGGCCTGCGTGATGAACCCGGTGATCATCGCCGCGAGTTTCTTGCGGACGATCTCGGCGTCCGTGTATTGCTCCAGTTCGTAGAGCTTCGCGATCACCGATGTGAGCCACGGCTGGCCCCGGAACTGGCCCGCGCGAATCGGCTTGTAGACGTGCAGCACCTCGGTAGCTGGCACGCGCTCCACCGACAGCGCGTCCATCGGGAAGAACATCGTCTCGCCCGGATGCGCTTTCCAGAAGTGGTACGCCGCACGCCGTCCGTCGGCCTGAAACTCGATGCCACACCGGACGGAATTCTTGGGTGGCATCTGCTCGATAGCCGTGCGCCACAGCGGTAATTGCTCGGCCTCGATGAGTTGCAGTTGCAACGGAACCGTGAGACCTTCTTTCGGCGAGCGCGGCCGGAACCGCACGAAGCACTCGCCGGCCTCCATGACCTCGCGAGCAATCACCATCTGCTGCCCATAGAAATCCGTCTGGCCCGACGCAGGATTCCGCGGGTCGTACTCGACGTCGCACTCGCGTATCCATCGATTCCACTTCCTGGTGATCAGGTCGCGGATCTTATCGTCCGGATGGTGCGGCACCAGGCGAATGCCGCGACCAATGGCATTGGCGACGTAAGAATCCACGGCCGCCGCCGCCCACGCACTGTTGCGAACCGCGTCCCGGTTCCGCGCCTGCAACTCCAGGCCATGCGAAAACAGGAGCGTGTTGAGGCCGAGGGACGGCGGATTCCATCCCATTCCCCGACGCCCGCGACCGGCGGCATCGAACGGGAACGTCCCCATCGCGCGGGTGCGCGGCACGCGTGGGATCGGCATCGGCTCGTGCCCGGCTTGGCGCGCGAGCGTCATCAACGTTTCAATTGGCACGGCGATTTAGTGGCCCCAACCGTTGGTCGTGTAGATGCGTACCTGGCGCACTTGCTGCGGCCCGGACTGCTGGGCGACGTCGTTCAGGATCAGATTCCGAAGCTTCAAGTAGTCATCCACGGAGTCGAATTCGAACTCGCGGTCTTGAAACCGGACTCGCCGCGCACCTTGCTTGCGCGCGGCGTCGAGAGCATCGAGGTCGGTCTGAGTGAATGGCATGCGAGTGTCTTGGGCTCCAGCCAGCAGGATGTGCCGGCCATAGCCGCGCCCGTCAGATAAGGGTCAACTCTTCGAGGCAGCCGCCTAATGATTGAAGGCAAGTGATCGAACGGATTGAGCGTTTGCGAGAGAGGAAGATTACGATGATTGTCTGCTCAGCCAGGCACCAGGGATCAGGAACTCATCGTGCCCCTCTCTCCAGTTCCCAACGAGATGCACGTTCCGGATTCCATCCCAAGTGATCGAGCCGGCGTGCTCGGTCACTATTATTTGAAACTGGGCCGATACGGCGTCGAGAAACACGGCAAGAGCACTGAAAATACGGTGCACTCCTTCGATGTCGGGTGATCGGTCGGATTTGCCAGGCTTATCGGGAGTTTGCTCCATGGAGGGCCACGCCTCCGGGAAATACACTTGGCTCGGCTGGTCAATCACGAGAAAGCGAGGCACTGGGCTTTGGTTCATGCTAACAAAGTGCTCATGCAGTGCCAAGAGACCAGCAATGTGATACCCAACCCAATTCTGACCGCTACCAACTTCCCACAGAAAATCAGTTCGACCCGACAACGAACTGAACTGCAGGGTCAATTCCCGGAGATTAAGTCGGACGTTTTCAGCGGAGTGTTCCAGTTGCAATAGGCGAGCGTACTCCGCGACTCTCGCTGATACCTTGTTAATGGCAGCATTGAGGCGGTCACGCTCGGTGCGCGGGTCAAGTTCTCGCCTCAACTCGGCGACTCTTTCTGCCAGTGTTTGCACGCGGGCGCGAAGGTCGTCAACGTTGCGGCTGGCAGCTACATTTTCCAGCGCCTGTTCTACGCGGCCCACAAAAAGGTAGATCTGCCGTATCCGTTGGCGCTGGGCAGCCAATCCCGCCGACTTATCTTCAAGGTACTTGCGCTTTTGCCGCGCTTTCGAAAGGAAGCCTTCTCTATCGCGCAACTCGACGCGTAAGGCGGCGAGTTCCTGATCGAGCTTTGCAGGAGCTTGATGAATTGAGGCCGTCAGGGACTTCATCTCCCGCGCGAGCGTTTGTAAATCTGCGAGCTGGACATTTCCTTCCGTGTGCACAGCTAAGCAGAGAGGGCACTCATGCGTACCCTGTAATCTCTCCTCGAACCAGCCAACTCCCTGAAGGCGGTCTTCTTGGCTAACGAGATCGTTGCCATACTGATCGACAGCCGTCGACAGTTGCTCAATCTTATCAAGCCGTCGGCGAATCGAGCCTATCTCCTGAGCGAGTTGATCCTCCTCATTAACAACCCGGTTGAACTCAATGGCGGCGGCCTCATTAGTGCCTTCCTGAACATCCGGAATATCCATTGCACGCACAAGCGCCGGCACTTTCTGGAGTTCCAGCATGTACCTGTCGAGCGACCACCCAGGCGCGGGCGGCTCCGAATCAGGAAGTAAACCGAGGCCGCGAGCTTGCAGGTAGTAGCTTTCAACTTCCGCTGCCCATGCACGAGCAGCGTTCAGGCGTGCGTCTAATTCACGGCGTAGCCGCTCATGTTCACGTTCGGTGTCTTTCAATTCCCGCTGTTTGGCGAGCGTTGTTGAATTGATAGCCCCAAGCACCAGCGGGAAAATGATGCGCAGTTTCTCCCTGTTTTCGGTAGTATCCGCCTTGTAGAACAAGGTGTATGGATTGGCCACGATGTGTTGGGGTTGGAAGTTGAATGAAGCCATGTCACGACAACTTGGACGGCCGCCGAAACCGGCCTCTTCGCCGCCGGAAAAGTCGAGCGAAGGGAGGTTAGAGAGCTGGTTGAAACGGTTCTTGAGATCTTCCACCCGTGCATTTTTCGCGGCGATTACGGGAGGGACGTGTAGATCCAGACCTTCCGCCCAATAAATATCAGTGGTGGTCTGCTGGTCTCCGGGGTTACGCCGGGCAACGATCATTTCCGTATTGGCAAGTCGAAGGTGGAGACCGAACCAGCCTGTGACGTCGCGGATCAGACCGACTGGGATGGAGCATTTCTCGCTGCCGAGGCAATAGTCGATGATCCACGTAATCGTGGACTTGCCCGTCCCGCTCTCCCCGCTAATGACGTTGATCCTGCCAGGCTCAAAGGCGATGATGCGAGGACTGTGGCTTGAGTCCTTCGGCCAGAGGATAACTTTAAGAATAGCGAGTCTCATTAGAATCGAATGTTCAAGTGTGTCGAGAGTTGCACGACACTCATTTCTACAAACGCTTGGCCTACGCGCTTCGCCGCGGCCAGAATGGTCTTTACATCCTCCGTCACATGCGTTACCGGCGGAGTCCTCTTGCCCGGTACTACCTGGCGGAGGTGGTCATTATCGATGCGGAGTAAGCTCGTCTGAAGGGCAATCGAAAGACCGTGAAAGGTGCGGTCCGCCATCGCCTGCATCCTGGCCTGCAAGCCAACGACGATTTCACGGTCGTCTGACAGCGCTTTGTAGAGAGCGCCCGGCTGGGTCCTCGAGGCCAGCGTAGTTGCGGTGCGCTGGTGGAAAGTGAGCGGCAGGACGAGAAAAACTAGCGGAAGCGACACTCCTTCCGCGCGGCCTTTGGCATTGTATGCTTCATTCACCGCCTGCCAGATCGCCTCGGCCGCAAGCCCCGTGTTCTGAATCACGCGCTGTTCAAACAAAACGTCGATCATTGTGCTTTTAGGAGCTCCTGCATGAGAGCTTCATAGCGAGGGTGCCAACCGACCGTCCGCAGGTCGGCAAGACGGTGGTAAGTTCCCGAGCTAAGGTAGACCTGTTCCGTATCGGTGCCCGCGAGTTTCTCGCGGTGATCTTCCGTTGTCTCCGTGAAGATGTCAAAGCCTACATTTTCCTCGGTGGTCCCACTTCTTAGGCGTGTCACTCGCGAACGAATCTTCTTCCACCGTGACACGAGAGCCATCTGGAACGCCTCCCAATCGTCATCAGTAACATTGCCTTCTCTGGACAGGCGTGCCTTTTCGATATTGCATCGTATGTACTCACGAATCGCGGTGTCTACCACCGTGTCGTCATCCGTTACCAAATATAGCTGTTTGACGAAAGGGCGTCCCTTTTCACGGCCAATCTTGTCGTCCGTGATGGGGATAAGGTGCTCAGCTCGTTCTCGGCTGATCTGACGTGTTCGTCGAGCTAGGATCGCATGAAGTTGATTAACAAAATGGTCGCGCTGAACCCAGGCAGGCTGGTTCTGTTGCCATGACGACATCGCCATGTTATGAAGCCAGCCCGAGAGCTCATTCGCAATGGAGTCGGAAGTGGACGAACACCAGTCCGGCAACTGCATTTGCGCGATTGTCCTCCTGCGCAATTCGGGCCCAGTTGTTCCGTCTGACGCATCCGCCAGTTCTATCTTGGCGATGAGGCCACTGAGCATCGTGCGCGATTCCACCCTCAAAACACGTTCGACGAGGCTGGCGATGTCTTTGGGGGGCGTCTCGCCCGCTTTCTCCAAGTCCGCGATGCACGTCGCAACCTCGTCATCGGAGTTCGCCCTAGAGATGCGCTTGACGATACACTCGGGCAACGCCTTGTTGGTGACCATCAGAAAGGCAGTGGATTCGATCAGGATCTGTTTTGAATCGATTGCATCAAGCCATATCGCTAAGGTGTTCCATAGATCCTTAGACCGATCGCCGAATGGCTGGGCAGCTTCGCGGATCGAATGCTTGTCTTGCTCCAATAGCAGTGATGCGTCCGGATTGCGCACAGCGACGTCATCATCGGTCTCGATACCGATAGAGGAACCCGCTGGGCTTTGCGCCAGCCAATGGAGGGCACGGTCAAACTGATAACCAAACCCGGCGTTGGCACCCGCGGCCGAATGGCGATTTGAAGACATGCGCTGAATTCGGAATTATACTCCCTTTCGCGTCGAGAAGTAGTGGGCACTGTGATACACCGGCGCAACAGGACGTAGCCGCTGCGACCAATGATCTCTTCAATCAAACCTCCATCCTGAATCGCACCCGGTTGCGTAGGGTCTGCCTGCCATCCGTGCGCTGCGGTTGCTGCGGTTGCTTCACTTCTTTCACCGGAGGCGCGCCCACCCGGCGTTCGAGATCGCCCCAGTGCTTCTCCTGGAAACGGTCGATGCCGACCCGTCCAGCCGCCGCGCGCGCATACACGCGGCAATCGAGCGCCTCGTTGCGCTCGCGCATCTTCTGCCACTCGTGCCGGCGATAGCCTTTGACGATCTTCGTCACCAACTGCTCGGCGGTGATCTGCTTGAAGTACTCCTCGCTATAGCGCGGGAGGTGACAATACCCCGGAGGAAAGGGAATTCCCTTCGCGAGATCCTCATCAGTCGGTCGGTCGAGCCGAAGCCAACGGTACAGTTCCTCTTTGGCCATGCCGGAATTGACCGGCCAGACCCTGACGCCGCGCTTCAGCTTCGCGCCCGCCGGGCCCACCTCCACCGGAGACGCCGATCCAATGAGAGCTGGCGTCCGGGAATCGCCTTTGATCACGAGCACCCGCCCGCCCTGCCGCCGCGCCCACTGGTACACCTCGATGGTGGCGAAGCCCGAATCCACGGCGAGTTGCAGGATGGGCAACTCCAGCCCGGCCGCGGTCGGGAACGCCTCACTCAACAGCGCGGTTAGCTTCTCCCAAACCTGCGGTCGCGAAGTGTCCCCTTCGAGCACCCGGTAATCGACCGACCACGACTCCTTGCCCCGGCCCCACGCGGTAATCTCGACCTCGATGCGGTCCTTCTGGACATCCGCGCCAGCCGTAAGGAACAGCCCGCCAGGCGGCACGGTGCCGACCTTGTACGACTCGCGGCGGTCATAAAGCTTCTGCCACTCCGGGGCCTCGCCGAGCAGCGTCCACGTCTCGCCCAGCACTGTGTTGACGAAGACCTGAAGCAGCGCCGGGTTTTTCTGCGCCTGCTCGAACTGCTTGGCGGCGTCGCCCCACGAGAACCAACCGACCGGACTATACAGGCTGGAAATATGGAAGCCCGCCGTCCTACCATCGCCTTTCGCGCCGGCGCGCCACTCGCCGCGCGCCAGCATGGAGTGCTTCTGGTGGTTGCGAATCTCCTGGCCGCAGTGCTCGCAGACGTAAACCGCACTCTGCGGATCGCCCTTTGGCCACCGCAGTTGCGCGAACTTCAGGATCTGGAACTCGCGGCACGTCGGACACGGGACCCAGTACTTCCGCTGGTCGCTCTCCTCATACGCCGACTCGATCCGGCTCATGCCGGTGATCTTCGGTGTCGATACCAGAAATACTTTGCGGCGCGCGAACGTCCGCGTGCGCGCCATCGCCAGCGTGATCGGGTCGCCCTCGCCCTCCACATCACCTGGGTAAGCGTCCACTTCGTCGAGGAACAGGTATCGAGCCGCCATCGACCGCAGGCCGACGGCGCTGTTCGCGCCGGTCATTACCAGCACGCCGCCCGGAAAATCCTTCGACATAACGGTGTTGCCGGAATCGCGCGACCTGGGGTCGCGGACGAGTTTCC